ATCTCGAAGTTTCATCTGGTCTCTTTTCTCCCTTGCGGGTGTTGTGAGACCATGCCAGCTATTCAAAGAACCCCTAGTGCACTAAACCCGGTTAAAGGTTGAGTGCACTCCAAGATCCTATCATCAATCAAGTGGGCGATCAATAGCTAATGGCTATGCATGCCCATTAGCCCAGGGGTCAGAATAAACTGTCCCTTAATCAGGGACAACTTTGCCGGAGGTACTTTTTGCATGGACCCCCTCAAGCCGAGACCCCCCTACCCCCCTACAACAGAGGAAAATTTATGGGCCGGACTGAAGCTCATAGTATGCACTATGAAAATCAGATTTCACCCCTTTAGAATAGCTATGGTATAGTAGAAGGGAGGAATATTATCTATGGCAATTGCAGCTAAACGACTCGGCGTATCTAAACCCTCAGCTACTACGGCTACTATTCTATATACAGTACCTGCATCTACTGAGGCGTATCTCAGTGTATACTGTGTCAACCAATCAGACACCTTAGATCAAATCAGGGTGGCTCTCGTAGAAGCAGCGGGAACAGTAGACTGGACTACTGATTCATTCATTCACGATGCTGATCTTGATAGGGATGCCCCTATTGTCATTGTTAGCATAGCAGCGGATACTGATGAGGATATTGTTATCTATAGTACCAATGGTACCACTAGCTTTATCGCTACTGGCATAGAGAGGACTTAAATGCCTGATATTGGTATATTACAACGTATAGTCCAGGGATTCACTACTACAGCTAAAGCTCAGATTAGAACTGAGGTAGATGATGCTCTTGACACGGCTATCCCCGGTTCACCTGCTGCTAATAGCATCAATGAACGGATTAAAACCATTGATGATCTGATAGCTACTAGTGGTGGCGGTGATCTAGCTGCCATCCTAGCTGATACTAATGAAATGCAGGGTTTGCTTCCCTCTGTTGGACCTCTTGCCTCGATTAAGAACATTCAGAAGGGTGCAACTGCTATAAACAACCAGGCAACATCCGCTACCACCACAATCACGGCAGTAGTCACCGCAAATTCATGGCTTGTATTTGGCGGAGCTACGGGAGAGTACAACGATGTGTATCTTGGGGGTCACGCTAGACTGACGGATACAACTACCGTAACGGTATATCGAGCATTTCCTGCGGACAACGCAACTTCAACTATTGCGTGGACTGTTGTGGAGCTTTACTAATGCGATACTTCATACAAATAGAAACAGTCAACGGTAAAGAGATTGTGACTTCAACCCTGGAATCTAAATTCGTTCCAGGTGAAGGGCCAGAGCTTCCCCCCGATTTTGTGGAAGTGACGGATATGGCAGAAGATCAAAGACCCTCTACAAGTTGGATTCGTGATCCCGTCACAGATACTTGGTCGCCACCAAAACCTCCAGTGAAATCTGCTGATAAAGTAAAGATGCAGGAATTAGGTGATAAGCCTGATATACTAACTCTTGCTGAACAATCTGAAGCTATACAGCTAATCCTGAAGCGACTAAGCTAATGGAAGATACAACCTTTGTTCAAACAGTACGATATCCTCCTTCTGGAATCACAGAGGAGGAACTCATTGTCTACAATATTCAGACCCTAAACTGGGAAGATTTCATAGAAAGTATGGCCTTTCTGTTTATATCTAAGGGTGATCGTGTAGAGGGACGATACCCCGCCCTTATGGGGGCCATCCACACCAATTCACCTACCCTCTCAGGTGATGCTCCTCCACCTGCTAACTTGCAGGGTGGTATGGCCTCCTCCAGATTAAAGGAAGAATAATATGCCTGAGTTTACTCCAGAAGATATAGCAGCAATCCAAGAAATAATTGAGAGTGCTAAAAGTTTCTCAAATGAAAGTATCCTCGGTGAGGGGGCATTACCAGCATTAGCAAAAATAAAGTATTATCCCTTAATACGAGATCTCCAACAAAAAGAGATTGGAGAATTAGGGGGGTATATTTCTCGGGATCAATTAGATGCTGCGGGAAATGCCAATTTTGTGGCCGAACAACACGGCCCCAGGGACAGGACCATCACCGAGAATTGGTTAGGTCGTTTACAGGAACTGTTTAGATAAATAATAATCAAAGGAAAATTAATGCCCGAGCTTACCCCAGAAGATATAGCAGCAATTCAACAGTTAATTAGGGAATCAGAATCCACAAACAGAAGGGAACAGCAGAATATTCCTTTTCTACAAAAAATTATAAATATGTTTTCTGGTCAATAGTTGGATTGTTTCAATAATGTCTATCTCCTACACATCGGGCTACAAGTACCAACTCACCAAAGATTACACAGTAAAGGTGCGTATAGCCCCTCCCGAGACTATAGATACTCGCTTCATACGCTTTCATAGGAATGGAATTCTAGTAATTAGAAACGGATATGCTTGGGATGGTCCCTCTGGCCCTACGATAGACACCAAAACTTTCATGCGAGGTTCCCTTGTACATGATGCTCTATATCAGTTATTGCGTATGAAGCTACTTTCTCAGGATAATCGGCAGGTGGTCGACAATGAGCTACACCGCATTTGTTTAGAGGATGGTATGTCTAGGCTTAGGGCATGGTATGTACATCGAGGAGTAAGGTTAGGAGCAGGATTTGCGGCATCCCCCGAAAATAGAAGAAAGGTGACAGTAGTACCATGATTGTATTCATAGGAGAGGTAGGGCGACTAATGCCCTTTGATACAGGAGTAGACCTCACAGGTAATACCGAAATAACTGCCCTCATTAAACGACCTGATGATACCACTACTTCTAAGACCAGGGTAGCGGGTTCCCATATCACAGTCGATGACGCAGCTACAGGACAAATCTCATGGAGATCTCTAGCTGCTGACTTCAATCAGGTTGGAGAGTACTTCGTACAGGTGAAAGTGGAAGGGTTAGTAACCAGTGGTATCGTCTATAGCCCCGTTGTAATATTTACCTGCGAACAGGTCTTATCCTAATGACCTTAGCTGCTGAATTTCAGTCCCTTGGAATTGACCCCAAGGAATTACAGGTAGTAGCTCATAAGGAAGCTAAGAGGAGACAGAAGGAAGCCTATCTTCTATCTGATCCCTTCGCCTTCCACCTAGAGATGATCTGCCCCCCTAGATGGGTGGATCTCATAGCCTCCCTCCACTCTGAAATGCTGGACTTCGTAGCTACTGGAAAGAGGTTCAAACTTTTGCTGGTCCCTCGTGGACATCTCAAGACCTCTGTACTCACACAGGGAGAAACCCTTAGACGAGTACTTAGGAATCCTGATCTCAGGGTGCAGATCAACACCGCTGTATCCTCTAATTCTCAACGCTTCCTTTCAGCCGTTAAGGGATCAATGAGACAAGAGAGATTTGTAGATGTATTTGGAGATCTCCTACCTCCCCCTAACTCTAAGTACTTCCGTAATAATAACTCTGAGCTAACGATTATGAGTCGTACCAATCTAGCCCTCAGAGAACCTACTTTCTCCGCTACAGGAGTAGGAGAGGCGCAGACTTCACAGCATTACGATCTTATCGTACATGATGATTTAATGAACAGGGAGAACGTCACCAACATTGACCAGATAGAGAAGGTAATCACTCACTACAAGGATTCCCTTGATCTTCTGGAACCAGATGGAGAGATGTGGGTCATTGGTACCAGGTGGCATCCCCATGATATATCAGGATGGATTCTGGAGGGATTCGTAGATAAACAGTGTGCTGAGAATGAGTATAAGCATGTATCTAATGACTGTACCTGCATGTTTGACGTTATGCTGCGAGTAGTAGAGGAGAATGGGAAGTATATCTTCCCTAAGAAGTTTAACGCTCAAGTACTGGAAGACCTATCACGACAGAAGGGACGTTATGAAATCGCATGTCAGTACTATAACAATCCTGTTGATCCCTCCGCATGTTGGTTTGCCCACAAAGACGTTAAGGAATCTGAATTTGATCCCACTACATATACCCGAGTCTACCAAGATGGGGAGGAGCAGAAGGAGGAAGACTGGGATACCATTCGCAAAAGACTGTTATGGTATATCGCTGTAGATCCTGCGGAGAGTGTTGAAAAGAAGTCCTCTTATACTGGTTCTGTAGCTGTGGGAATAGATATGACTCAATCTCCTCCTGTATGGTATGTAGATTTCGCTAAGAGGGAGAAGGTAGAAACTGCGGGGTTCATTAATCTTTGTATGGAGACTCACAAGAGATACCCTAATCATGTTGCATTTGGTATGGAACAGAATACCCGTAAGGCTCTCAGCTATGTCCTCAAGGAAAGGATGTTTGCTACCAACGATCTCTTCAACATTACCGAATTAAAGCCCTCAGATGTGAAGGGGGGAAACAAGGTACTGACTAAAGCCCTCCGTATCAAGCGTCTACTTCCCCTGTTTGAATTCAAGCGGATCAAGATCAATAATCAACTCAAAGATCTCCTAGATGAACTATATACTCTTCCTACAGCTACTACATGGGATCTCACAGATGCGTTACAATATATTATGAGCATGGCACCTGAAGGGGCAGGGGGAGTTGGAAGCTATGACCCTTCACAACTTCCTACCCGTGTAGTAGGATGGGAGAAGATAGGATATTAATATGGCTCACGATGATAACTTAGACAAACCAATGCCGATCAGTGGGGATGATGAACCCTCCTTCACTCTCCTGCGTGAGTTAACTGACAGTGAGAAGGAAGATATCCTTCACGACTACCTTCAGAAGTTTAAGACTGATCGAGATAATATGGAACTCCTGTATCCTGGTATGCTGGAGAATTATAAGAAGTATCGCTCCATAGCTGCTCCCCTCAAGGATGAACTGGGGAAAACAGTTAAGGGTCGAGCTAATCTTTTCATACCCTACCCTTGGGCTATTGTAGAGGCAGAATTACCTCGTCTAGCTGGTAAATTGCCTAGAGTACGAGCTTTTCCCCGTAAACCATCTTCAAGAACTAAGGTACAGTCTATCCAAGATCTCATCTATTATACTTTCGATAGAATGGAATTTCTCAAGATCCAAATCTTGTGGATGCGCCAACATTCTATCTACGGTTGGTCCCCTCTATTCTACTGGTGGCGAAAAGAGACTAAGCAGGTACTTGATAGGGTAGTAGATGATGACGGGGCCAATCGCTTAGTCAAGGTAGAGAAGAACACCTGGGATGATTTCCACTGTCGAGTCCTCGATGTCTTCGATTGCTTCTTTCAACCTGGAGTTGAAGAGATAGAGAAGGGAGATAGATTCTCCTTTAGAGAATGGCACTCTCGTAAAGATTTGGAAGCTATGGTCAAGGGGGGTATTCTCTACCCAGAAGTTACCAAGCATCTCGAAGAGGGTGGAAAGATGCAGGGCAGTGATGTTGATGGTTCCGGTAAGGCGGAGAGAGATCAACTCGTCGGGTTACAGAAGAGTATATCAGAGAACGCCTATGGTAAACATGAGCTACTTTATATTCTAGAAGATGATCGTACCCTTGCTATCCTCGATAGAACAATACTGGCTAGAGTGGGAGACAACCCCCATCCTCTCCAAGAGAAGAGTATCATCCCTATGGTACTCACACCTCTGGTATCTGAGCCTATTGGTATAGGAACCATTGAGGCATTGGGAGGACTTCCTGACAAGCTCAATGCTATCACCAATGCTCGTCTAGATAACATCTCCCTCCTAATCAACAAGGTAGTAATAGCTAATCGCTTTGCTCAGATTGACTTCCAGAATCTTAAATTCACAGCGGGTAATGTCATCCTCACTAATGACGTAGAGAACTCTATGAAGTTCTTGGATACTCCTGATGTATCTATATCTTCTGAGAGGGAGATCTTCGCTACCAAAGAAGAACTACAGTTCGTCGCTGGTGTATCCGACTTCATTGTAGGTAATACTGGCTCTGCTCGTTTGCCTGGTACAGCTACAGGTGTCTCCACTATCGTTAGAGAAGCCAATGCACGCTTTGCCCTCAAACTGAGTACCTTTGAATCCTCAGCCCTGCGTAGATTGGTAGAGTCCATTCATGTCTACAATCGTCTCTATATGCCCGAAGAGAAGACTATTCACATCCTCGGTCCCAAGGGATACGAAATGAAGAACATCACTCTAGATGAAGTCAACATTGACAGTGAATTCACCGTCGAACCTGGATCATCGGTCCCCTTGGATCAGTTGACCAGGAGAGAAGCATTAAGTACCGCTATGCCTAACCTGATGCCTCTACAACAGATGGTAGACCTGGAAAAGGTTGTTAAGGAATACCTTGAATCTCTAGATATTAGGAATGCTGATCAATTCTTTTTCTCTAGTGAGGAATTACCAGAGCAGAATGATATTCAACTAGCACAAGCAGAGAACCTAGCTGCTCAACAGCTACAGAAATTAAAGATAATGGGGAATCCTTCCCTACATATCGCAGTTCACTCGAAGCTCATCGAATCAGGAGAGTGGAATAGTTGGTCTGAAGACGAGAAGGCTAATTTGATGGGCCATATACAAGGGCACTTAAAACAGATAGAGGAGCAACAGGCTCAAGCTACTCAAATGAGTGCCTCAACCCTATTCGGAGGAGGAGGAAGTGATGGAGGACCAGTACCAAATCCCGCTGGAATTGGCGGAGAAGTTGCAGCGTCTGGCGGAGATACCAGAGTACCAAGCACTCCTAACCTATTTGGAGGAGTATAAGTTTAGCGTGGATGATAGACTCTATTCAACACCTATCAAGGATGTCGGAGCGATGGCTATGACTGCCGCTGAATGGAAAGGAACATTATCAGCTTTCCTATTAGTTAAAGCTGTCCCTGGATTAGCAAAGGGAGTTTTAGATCATGCGAACTCCAAGGTAAATGAAGAAGATTGACACAACCCGTGTCTAATGATAACTTAGAGAGGAAAGGTATTTAACATGCCAGAAGAACAAGTAGTGGATAATCAAGACCTATTAACTGACCCGTTATCGGACAACAGTGATGATGGACAACTTGGTACAGAAGATCCACAGGCTGATCCTACTGCCCAAGCAGGAGCAGACGATCCCATACAGCAGGTAGAGGAAGAATTCGACTTCGGGGGACTCCCCTACAAGGACTTGGATAGTGCCGTAACAGGACATAAGAGCCTACAGACGGAACATCTCCGAGTCAAGACTCAACTGTTCAAAGTACAGCAGCAGATGAAGGAAATACTCCCTCTTCTGAAGAACCTTAAAGAAGGTGGAACTAAAGAGGAAGTAGAAGAATCTGTTGATGATTTCTTAAACCGTTTTGTTCAAGACCCGAAAGGGGTGCTGCAAGAGTCCAATAAGCAACCAGACGACCCACGATTCGCTACTATCTTAGGTGAATTAACCGCCAACCGTGTCAATACAGCTACCGCTCAGTTCTCAAACAATCATCCTGAACTGGATGCTAATGATGAGGCAGCACTGGAGCAGATATTGATGAGTAACCCTAGACTTACTAACTTGGGGGATAATCCTACTATAGAATCCATTATAGATTCTCTGGAAACAGCATTAGCTCATCACATCAAATCTAATCCCGGTGTCTATGCCACTAAACTAGCTAAGATTCGAGAGACCAAGGAAGCTGGACTCAATGATGCTAAGGCTGCAGCGGGTGTCGGTGGCAAAGGAGGTTCGATTGCTGATGGGCAAGCAAATCGTGATGCCTTCGATGATATTTTAGATTCAGAGACAGAAAGAATGGCCCAATACGGGCGATAATCTCTGATAGAAGGAGAATTAACTTATGCCTGAACCGCAAACAGGAATTAGAGGTACTAAGTACGTTACAGGTACCGAAGATTCTAACATTAGAGATGTTGCGTCGAGGATAGCCCTCCTTCAGCCTGAAGATGCCCCACTACTTGCATTTATGAACGGGTTGAAGAAGAAGCTGAAAGCGACGAACCCCAAATTTGAATGGTTTGAAGACGAACTGACGCCTAACATTGTCACTATCAGTGGCACTGAGGCTTCGGGTTCTACTTCTTTTGCCCTTACCACTGGTCAGGGAGTCCGTGTTCGAGTCAATGACATTCTGGTATCCAATACTGGTGAGTCCTTGCTCGTTACTGCTGTCTCCACTGATACCCTCACCGTTACTCGCTCGATGGGTAGTGTTGCTGCCACCGCTTATATCGCACTTGATGAGTTCGTGATTGCAGGTACAGCCATGCTTGAGGGAGCGACCAATCCTACCTCTGTGTGGACCAAGAAGGTTGGGAAGACCAACTATATCCAGATCTTTAGGGATATTGTTGAGTTGACTGCTACCCAGGTCAATACGGATTCCTATGGTGGGAATGATCGTCTGTACCAGCGTAAGAAGAAAGCTGTTGAGCACAAGCGACAGATCGAACAGGCTCTCCTATTGGGTGATGGCTTCGAGGATAACTCTGGCGATCAGATCCGTAGGGGAACTGAAGGGCTGTTGAATTTTGTCTCTACTAATGTCACCGATGGCGGTGGTGTTCTGACTGAGACTGAGTTTGAGGCGTTCCTTCGCTCTGTCTTCCGTTACCATCCCACGGTAACTGCCCCTGAGAAATGGTTCCTGTGTGCTCCTATGTTGATCTCTGCTATCAACTTCTGGGCTAAGAACGCCTTGAGAATTGAGACCAGTGAAAAGACATTCGGAGTCAGAGTTGCTAAGTATCGTAGTGGGCATGGTGATCTCAACATCACTCGTCATTGGCTGCTTGAAGACTTCACGGAATTCAAGGAGTATGGATTTGTCATTGATCCTGAGAATGTGATGTACCGATTCCTTCAGAATCTGGATACTAAACTTCATACGGATATTCAGAATGACAATGAAGAAGTCAATCGAGATGAGTATCGTACTCATGCCGGACTCCAGTTGATGCAGGAGAAGACTCACGGTTACGTCAAGGGCGTGACTGGTTTTGCTGCGTAACCTTTATTGTCGCAGTTCATTGGGGGGGCTTTAATTAGCCCCCCCTCATCTTAGGAGGAATTATGCCGAAGAAAAAAGAGGGGGCGGTTACATTCTATTCGCCTAGAGCTAAGGAGCAGACTGTAGTAGTTGAGCCGCAAGAGTGGCTAACGACTCGTACTCCAGCAGGGGATAGAACTATCCAATCCCCAGGTAAGACTGCTCAGTTTTCCAATGGAATGTTTATCACTGATGATCCTGATATTATCGAATACCTTACTAATGTCTACTCAGATAAGCGACACCCTATTGTCCGTACTGATGTAAAAGAGAATAAGACTGGTGGATCTAAACCACCTGCACCTAAAGGACTAGCCTCTAAATCTAGAGGAAGCTTCCCTGGACAATCCTAATGGCACGTTTGACCCGACTTCAGATTAGACAGGGGGTTCGTAGACTCCTTAGAGACTCCTCCTATCCTAAAGAGGAGATTAATGAGGCTATCAACCGTGTAATCGAGAATGTAAATCTCCTGCCAGGTAACTACCGATTCAAACAGGACTTTTCCGATATTACCCTGGTCACTGATGACTATGATTATACCATAGATACAGATGTTGTTAATGAAATACTTGTTGTCCACGATCCTGCTGTCTCCCCTAAGCCCTCAGCTACTCCTGCTATGGGGATTGTTGCTAAATATCCTTCTAATCTGGTCTCTGCTGTAGCTGATGGTAAGTTTACTACCAGTGCATCTGCTCCCACAACGTATGTTAGGTACATGAATGAATGGTGGTTTGATCCTATCCCCGATAGTAATGCCAATGGAGACACTGTTCGTATCTACCACATGGCTGATTTACCTGCACTTACTCACGATCTGGATAAGCCTCCTCTGAGATTCAATGAGAGGTACCATAGAACCATCTTAGTCTATGGTGCTGCTGCTGAAATCAGCCCTTTTGCTCAGACAGATACAGGATTAGGCTCCAGAAGACTTCATGATAAGTATCAAGAGAACATGAATAACATGCAGGGTCAAGAATTGTGGGATTATATGACTTCTGAGAATTTATTGAGAGACCTGAGATGGTCAGGGGCGGAATCTTGGGGTAATGTTGATGGGGTTAGGTAATGCCAGCGAAAGCTATAGACATTTTTCCCCCTGCTAAGGGTCTATTCAAGCCTTATAAAGCCTTCAACCCCCTTTTAGCGGGAGGACGGGCTACTACACTCAATAATTGGCGCATTAGAAATGGTGCGTATGAATTGGTAGAGGGATTGGCTGATATTGCAGATCAAAGTCTGAATAATTCAGTCAATAATAAATTACTAACTGATTATAAATCATCGTCGCAGGATGACATCATATACGTCAACGGTCAATCCCTTCGATACATTGTTCGAGGGGGAACAGAAACAGAAGTAACAGCTTCATTTCTAGCAGCAAATGACCAGAACAGGTTAAGTTATGTTCGTTTTCGTAACAGGTTTCTTATTGGTACTCCTAATGATACTCTCAATTGGTATGATCCTGAGAACCATACGACGAGAGAAGCAGGAGTAGCGGCTCCTAGTGGTACTCCCACTGGGGCTACAGGTGTAGCGGGTGTTCTCACTGGTGATTATAAGATTAAGTACACCTTTGAGAACGATCAGGGCCATGAATCAGACCCATCCACCGCCTCAGCCACTGTAACTGCCTCTAGCGACAAGATAAATTGGGCTACGATTGTCGCTGGCCCCACTGGTACATCTAAACGTCACATTTACCGTACAGCAGCCGGTGGAGCAAGCTATCTATTCCTCGCTACCATAGATGACAATACTACTACCACCTATACAGACAATATTGCAGATATTTCTCTCGGTACACAGGTTGAGGAAGACAATACAGTTCCTATAACCAACATTAAGCAGGTTTTCGCCTCTTCTTCCCGAGTTTACCTGGTAGATTCCTCTGATGGGATCAAATTATGGGCTTCAAAAATTGATCCTACTACCTCAGCCCCTAACTGGGAAGCATATCCCTCTAGTTTGCAGCTTGATCTCCCCTTTCTCGGCGGTAGAGACGATATGCAAGCGGGAATGTTCTACGATGGGGACATTTATGTATTCGGTAGGCTCTCATTCCACAGAATATCGGGAGATGTAGCCACTGGTGTCACTATTCACCGTATGCCTTTCGAGATGGGCCTATTTAGTCCCTTTGCATGGCAAATTACCCCCCGTGGGATCGTATTTCTCAATAATACTAGACAATTGTACTTATTCAACAATACAGAGGGTATGACTAACCTTGGAGCGGAGTTACAGGCCGAATTAGACACCATTGACGTAGATGCGGGACTAGATGGACCCGATATGTCCTATGATCCCCAAGCTGATGCTATCTACCTCCATTATGGTATCACATCAGGGGGTAATACAAAAGGAATCCTCTTTGACTTAGCTTCCAATGGTGGAAGTACTGGTGACTGGGACTTTGACATCTCCTACTACTCGGAATCGCAGAATACTCTATATGGTACCGAGAATGGAGATAGTACCCTACGTTCATGGTTTGGATACAAGAAAGCTGGCTCCCAATTCTCCGATCAGAGGATAGAATTCTTCCCCTGGTCCCCTAACCCTGGAAACTTTATACGTTTCCTGCGCCTACGATTAATTTTAAGGGCGCAAGTGATCATAAGTAATATACCACCCACCCTTAAGGTAGAATACTCGCTTGACGGTGGTAATTTGTACTTCACCAAATTCGTAGACTTCTCGAAGGATTTCCTAGTACCTGCTGCGGGTGAGGCTCCAGTGGTAGTACCTAGAGATATACCAGTCTACGAAACAGCTAGATCTATAGCAATTAGGATTACATCCGTAAATACTAGTGCTGCATTAAACAATAATGTTGAATTATATAGACTTCAGGCAATAGTGGAGGATTTGACTGAAGCTAAGACAGAGAGTAGAATACAAGGAGAGGATAATCCTCTTGGAATAGGATAATAAGATGGCTGGCGATATTTATAGTACTGAGGGAGGAAATTTAAGTAAAGCAGCAAGAGATAAAGTCCCTGGGCTTGGTGGCCTAGCTGGAGGTGTAGGGGGGAAACTAGCAGCATTATCTGGAATCAAAGGACTCGGTTGGCTCGGTGGACCTTGGGGTGCTGCTCTTGGTTTAGGACTAGAATACGGTCCCAAACTTGCTGGTTTTTTCAAATCTGATAAAACATCTACTCGTGCTGCTGAGACTCAACAGAATATTGAGAAGGCAGCTATGGATATTGATGCAGCCGTTAGAGCAGGGCGCATGGACCCTGACTCTGCTATTGCTGCCCTTGATTCTCTATCTGCCTTTGCTAATAGGATGCAGGGTGGAGGTGAAAATCAATTCGGTAGAGCAGGTACTGGTGCTAATCTTATTATCCAACAGGTACGAGCAAACATAGAGACCATACGAACTGCTCGTCTGTCAGAACCCTTTGACCCCACTAAAGGATTCACTGGATCACCTGGTTTTCAGAGAGATAGATTTGCTACCTCTCTCCGTAACTTCTTAGGCGGAGCCAAGCAGGGGGATTTCATCGGGGATTCTCCCGCTGGTATCGCTTTTGGTAAGTATGATACTGAGGGTGGATACAATAATATTTCTGATCAGGTGGGTGAACGCTTCCCTATTGGAGTAGATTCAACCCTTAGACCACAAGAAGATGTTACTGCTAGTAGAGAAAGACGAAGAGAAGCTAGAGGACTTGGAAGAGTAGAAGCTAGAGATCGTATTAACGACCTGTTCTTGAGGAAAGTATAATGGCTTACAATTCTGCTAATCCTTACGAACGACTCAAGGGACTCTTTTCCGGGGGGGCTTCGACTGGTACAGTTAATCCTGATGCCTCCCCTGAAGCTAATAGGGCAATAACGAAAGGAAGTTCTTTTACCACTACCCCTGAAGTGGGAGTAGATAATTTGGACCCCATTTTAACTGGGAGTTCTCATCCATACGGATCACCTACACCCCCTGATCCTCAAACTCTTACATCCCATCGACCCTATCCAGGAGCAGCTCCCTCGGTAGAACCACCCCCGGTAGAATCACCACCTCAATCGAGTAACATCTCCCTATCAAACGCAGATGGTACTCCTAAGTCTAACTATATCCAAGCAGATATTCTTACCAAGTTTCTACAGGACCACGGAGTAAATGTAGGACAATTTGCTTTTGGGGGTACCTCTCCAATTGATGATGACATAAACTCTCTCATTCGTCAGATTAACTCTCTACCTCCTAATGATCCTAGCGTAGCTAGACTAGCTGCTACCCTTGGTCAATTAGTAAACTCCAGAGGTAACCTCGCTAAAGTAGGTGGACCCCATGACCTCACCTTCTTTGACCCCTCTACAGGTCAGTTTGAGAGCGGTGAACCTAGAGGTGGTAAGGATTTCATTGGAGGTCTGAGTGGCCCCGGTAGTAATTTAGGTAGAGAGGGTAGAGAAGAGGATGGCCCTGGTTCTCAATCTGAACTGCTCAAGTTCCTCCTAAATCGCTTTACCAGTGGTCAACAGATTGATGATGAAGAGAGAAGGATAGCTGAGGCACAGTTAATTACTGATATTCAAGAGGGATCATCTTTTAGACGAGGAGAACTCGCTAACCGTCTAGCATCAGCAGGTGTATTCGGTGGTGCCGCTCAGAGTCAACTGGGTCAGATATTCGGACAGGCTGAGAGAGGAATGGCATCAGGATTAGCTGACATTAGAACCAACATCATACAGCAACAAGCTGAGGGTAGAGAGACCGCCCTTGCTTCCCTCCTCCAGTTAGCGGGACTCTCTTCACAGGAAGCTATTGCCTATGCTAAAGATGCTACTGATAGAGCTATTACTCAGGCTCAGTTACAGACACAAGGGGAACAGTTTGGAGCTAAATTACAGTTCGATATTGACTCTCAACTAGCTCAGATTGGTCTCAGCGAAGAATCCCTTGCCCTCCAAAGAGAGTTGGGTATAGAAGGTATTATTACTGATAGAACCGCTAATAATCAAGATATGATTGCTTTCCTTCTTGAATTATCTCTTAGAGCAGATGAAGGACAGAGAGAACGTATCTTTACTATGATTGAGGAATTAGCAACATAATGGCCCTTAATAGAATATTCCAAGATGAAGATCCAGAGGATGAGTATAACGCTCTCATCCCTAATCAAGCAGCTTCTCCAGTAGAGGACTCTATTGTAGCTTCCCCCGAAGATGAGGAGTCTTTCCTCGATAAGCTTAGGAGAATCCTCACTAGTAGTGTAGGAGGTGGATGGGAGGAAGCTGAGGATATTCTAGGTCAACTCCTCGGTACTGAATTAGGGGAAGGGGAAGCACCCTCTGGTCTTGACATAGCTCTCTCACAGATAGAAGAACCCGAAGGATCTACTCAAGGATTCTTTGAGCATCTTGGGAAGGTAGGTAGACTGGGAGCTAGAGGTAAGGTAGGTCAGTATGCCCAGAGACAGGCAGCTACTGAAGCTGAGTCTGTTCAGTCTGGTAGAGAGGCATTAGCTAGTCTGAGAGGAACTAGAGAGGAGTTAATACGAGCAGAAGCTGAAGGGAAACGAATTGAGAATGATGTAGCCAGAGCTACTACACCAGAGCAGATAGCTGCTGCTAAAGCTGGTGTTGAAGTTGAACTGGCAAGAGCACAGGATTTCCTTTCACAAGCTGCCCGTAGAGCAGACCAAACTAAGACCGAGGAAGCTAGACTAGAGTTTGATAGATGGGATGCTAGAGTCAAGGCTCTCTTGGAATCGCAGAGAATCATTCTTCAGAAAGAGGAATTGGAATTAGAGAAAAGAAGATTTGAAGAAGTAGACTTACCTGTTGCCGGGGCTGAAGTAGATAAAGTAAAAACAGAGACAGGACAGATTGTAGGAGATTCCCTCGCTGAACGAGCACTCAAGGAAGGACAAGCTAGTAAAGCCACGGCTGAGGGCGTATTAGCTACAAATAGAGCAGGGGTGGTAGAGCAAGATGCTGGAAGCAGAAGAATAAGTGCTGAAGCTCAAGCAAAAAATGCAGACTCTTTAGCTGTATACAGACAGGCATTAGCAGCTATTGCTAGATCTAAAGCTACTGATGCATCCGAAGGGGCTAGAGCATTAGCTCAACAACGATTGACCTCTGCTATCAAGAATCTTAAAGATTCAGGTATGTCTCAGGAAGATATAGTAGCCTTCGCTCAACAAGAAGGACCACGTTTAGGATTGGTAGTTGAAGAAGAGGGTATCGTGGAGTCAATTCGTGAAGTCTTTACAGGTACTACTATTAGACCTGATATTGCAGTACAGGGTCCAGAGGTTGATCCCAATGTCGGGGGTAAAACTCTAGATCCCATTACAACTAGAGCTATCCTTCAAGAAGCAGGTGGTGATCCTGATCTTGCTGTGCAGATCGCTAAGGAACGGGGATACATAGTACAATAATGTCTCAGAATACTGTCTTTCATCAAATGGCCGGGGTTACAGAAGAGGAAGAAGAGGTTGAACCTACAGGTACCTCTGTCTTCCATCAGTTAGCTGCTGAACAGACCCCCGAACCAGAAGCTGTTCCTACCCCTCATATGACCCCTGAGCAGGTTCATGCTTTATTTGAAGTAGGTGCTCTTGACCCTGAAGATAGAAAACCAGGTGCTCTTGAATCTGTCCTCGATGTCACTAAGGGCACATTCGATAGACCTCCCGCTAGGAATATGTTTGAGAAGGTAACTAATCCTTTGTTCGGTGCATTGGATCTAGTAACCATAGCAGGTAGAACCCTTGATCTTCCTGGTAGAGCTATACGTCAACCTATTGCGGGTTCCCCTGAATCTGATACTGGTAATCTCTTTAAGGATATTGCTACTGACATATCCACTGACCCTCTTATAGTAGGATCATTAGCTAAAGGTGGTGCCCGTCTTGCTACTCGTGGTGGTAGAGCTATCCTAGAATCCCTTCGTAAGAAGTTCCTTCGAGAACCCCCTAATGAGTTACAAAAGCTCATTGATGCACTTCCTAAGAGTGGTGCTCGAACTACTTTGATTGACCGTCTGAAGGCAGGAGAGACTGGAGTAGAGAAATTTGATGAATCAGGTCGGCCTTTTAGAGGCCCGGGTGGTAGAATGTTGTCTACTCAAGAAGCTAGGGCTGGTGATACTGCTTCAGCCTTAGCAGCAGAAGAAGTAAAGACCAGATTCCCTGGAGGACTTAAGGAGAACCCTGATATAGCACAGAAGTTTGATGTAGAAAAGGAAGCACAGGAAGCAGTACTTGCTACCCGTAGGGGAGATGCTATTGAGGATGTAGAAGCTACTCTTAGACGACAGGGAGAAGCTAGATCTGCTACTAATCCCTTACCTGCGATGGATACGGCTCAGTTACCTCCTGATAGCCTAGCAACTACAGTAGTGAGTCACATTAGATCTATAGATAACTTCCTCATATCTGGTGGCGGTGAGCCTATTGTTAGTACTATCAAAGATGCTGATCGTCTTGGTCGTAAGTTTCAATTTAAGTATAGGGAAGTAGCTCAGGATATTCTTGGAGAAGTTAAACGAGGTTCACCAGAGGCTGCTGATACAGTTCGGTTATTAAATAACGATATAACTCCAGAGGACTTGATAATAGAGAAGGGTGCTCAAGCTGCTACCCCTGCGATCAGAGTAGCTAGTCGATTACGGGATGAACTGTTTGACCCTATTATCAAAATGATTCAAGATCCTGAGGTAGCTAAGGCCGTGGGGGAAGTAGGATACGTTCAAGGATACTTCCCTCGGTTTATGAAACGATTTACCGATACTATTCCTATGTCGGGGGGAGAGTTAAAGAAGTTTCAAGACGATTTACCGGACTTCCTGAAGCCTTCTATTACTAGGGAGAGGACTAAGAGGTTAGAGACTGCTGAGGGAGAATTACGAGAGGGAGTAGAGCAGCTAATAGAGATGGATCTCTTTGAGGTTGTACCTCATTACATTCACTCTGCAAATAGAACCATCTTTGATCTGGGTGCTTACAAGAGAGCTATGGAAGTTGTAAAGCAATTACCTGATGGGGTCTACAAAGACATGGCTCAGTGGTATACGGATAACTTTATATCTCATCCTAGACTAAAGGGTAATAATCCCGATAAGTTCTACAAACAAGCAGCAAGAGCCGCCACTAAACTCTACTATGATGCATATATTGGACTCAATCCTGGTGCGGCTGCTGTCAACCTCTCTCAGACCGTTCTTAATACCATGCCTGAAATAGGATTTGGTATGACGGGTAAGGGAATCAAAAAGCTGTTCACTAAAGAAGGGAAGAGGATGTTACATGAGAGTGGTATCCTTCTTGACTTCCCTGGTATGGAAAGAGCATTGAGTGAGACAGATCAGAGTAGAACTCAGAAGGTTCTCTTCTACATGTTCCAGAAAGCAGAGTTTATCAACCGAGGTATAGCCTATTTAGGGGGTATGGAGAAAGCTGCTGCTCGTGGATTGACAGGAGAGGCTGCTGAGAAATTTGCATGGGAGATTGTGGAGAAGACCCAGTTCTTCTATGGGCGCACTTCCCCCCTAGCTTTCCGTTCTGCTACAGCTAGTCCTGTCGGGGATCTCGCTCCTGCCCTAACCCAGTTCACCACCTTTCCTGCTAAAGAAGGGGAGTTCATCGGACGAATATTCAATGATGGACTACGAGCCGTGAATTCTCTGAGAAAGGGTGAGGGAACCGTGGAGCACAGAGATGAGGCTATGAAAATGATTCGCTTCTTGGGTATATGGGCATCAATGGGAGCCTTGGAAGCTAAGACAGGTATAGCTCAGGGAGTTACTTCAGATATGTTCAATGCCTTTGCTCGGCTTGCTCCTACACCTAGAGATGCCTATGCGCTAGGTCAGTATGTATTGAATACTACCACTAGCGCAGCATCAGGAGATATGTCAGTATTAGCCGACATTCCTATAGATGCAATCAAGGCAGTAGCAGATAGATTCCCTGGTCAAGCTCTCGTCAAAGATGCAATAAATGTTGTAGAAGGGCTTAACCCTTAAAGTATGATAGGATAGTAGTATGAGAATCAAACATAGATACTTCACACCCCTTATCTTCGCTCTCTTTATGACTATAGGAGGGGTATATAGTCAGATTGAAAAGAAGAGTAGTGGGGGTAGTGTAGATACCACAGGCACCCCTGTTGATAACCAGCTTGCGATCTGGACCGATGCTGACACCCTGGAGGGGGACACCGACCTTACTTTCACGGGACTAGCCTTGGTCTTGGGGGATGACGCCGAGGAAGATTACCAGATCAACTGGCTAGGCAACGCTGTTGATTTCTACGAGTGCTTGGACGACACAGCAGATTCGTACATCATCGGACTAGGAACCACCTGCGGAACCAACCCTGCTATCACCGTTATTGGAGATGGCACTGAGGATGTCACTCTGGCTGGTGATCTGACAGTGAGTGGCACTGGGCCTCATGCTTGGGGAGGTTCTGTATCTGGTTGGATTAGGCAGTACGTTTCAGGAGCCTTTACTTCTGATGGGTCGAGTAATGGCTTTTCAGGGTTTTATGTTGATGGAACCTTAACGGGAGCCAATGGAGATACCGGAAGTCATGTTGGCTCCACTTTCACCAATAGAATCACAACCCAATCTAATAGTGAGACAGTCACAATGGCTTCTCAGGTGAGGGTTGTAGAGCCTGTCATTACAGCAGGTACGGATACCATTACCTCATCTGCAATGCTCTGGCTTGACGGCGTTGCTGCCACTGAAGCCACTAATGACTACGGTTTGCTGATAGATACAGCCAATGTCAGGTTCGGTGCAGTAGGTACCAATGATGGGCATGTGCATATTTTGAGTCCTGCTACTGGGACAGCCGTAGCAATTTTTGAATCTCCCGCAAGTACAACTTCACAGAACCTTGAATTTCATTACAACGGGAGTAGAGCTGGGTTTATAGAAACTAAGGCAGCAGCAAGATCCTTCAAATTTGACACAGTAGACCTTGGGAATGATGTTGCTGGTCCTCAAATTGTCATCAACAGAAACAGCAATGCATCCTCAGCAAGCGCAGGTTTCATTGGCTTGGCTGATAGGGGTAACCAGCAGTATAATGTATGGGCTGATGATACAGGTGACCTTCGCATAGGAACCACAATTCCTATTGGCTCTCAAGATACTTCAGGAACTGTTGTAGGTACTCAAACCAGCCCTAAAGTACTGAAAGATATTCTCTATACATACTCTTTGACGCCCGATGATAAAGCCTATGAGAAATTCCAGGCTGTCTTGAATACTCCTATTTACGATTTCAAGTTTAAGGATTCATGGGAGAAGCACCCAGGGGAGAAGTTTACTGGGATAGCCATTGATAATGGTGAGAATCCTTGGTACGGAATGGACCCCGTTAGGGTTACGAATGATATAGCACCCTATGGAACTGCCAAGGCTTTGAATGAACTAAGTATCCCTGGCTATCTGATTCTCTCAGTCAAGGTTCTTAATAAAAAGATCGAGGATTTAGAAGAGGAAATATCCCAACTACGCAGTAGTCGTAACCTGCGGAGTGTTGCAGGAGGACTCCAATGAAGAAAGTATTATTTAGTTTTATCACTCTCATCCTAGCCAGTCTCTTAGTCTATGGGCAGTTTGAATTCACTGTACCTGCTGCTGTCACGGTTACTACAGCAGGGACTAGAGTACAGCTTACTTCCACTACAGGGCATGACTTTGCCCGTATGCTCTACATCGAAGCTGATGAAGACAATACAGGGGTACTTTATGTAGGAGATGTCGGTGTATCCTCTACTGAGTACGCTGCTGCTTTAGCTGCAGGTGAGGGATTCAGTGTTACCATGTCTCCACCTGATACCTTTGATGCTACGGACATCTACTTGGATGTATCCGTAAACGGGGAGATTGCTTCCTATAGCATTATATTTTAATGCCTATCTACCCTTTTAAGTGTCCCGATTGTAATGAAGAAACGGAGAAGGTATGGTCTATCCATGATTATGATAACCTCCCTGTTCCTCTCTGCATCGCATGTGGTCAGTTTATGGAACAGAAGCTATGCTCGGCTACTATTACTTTCGCTTTCACACCAGGGGAACGTACAGGTGTATATAAACATGATTATGGTAAGTATGCTACCCATGATCTAACGGTACCAGGGAAGATGGCTGAACTAGAACAGGCGGGAGTATTAAGTGATCCGTGGAAGAACGCTCCCCCTGCACAGGAATCAACAGGAGCCGATGAAGCACTCAGCTAAGAAGGAAGAAGAGTACGAGAACCCATTAGAGGGCTTACTGGTGGATAAGACTGATGAGGAGAAAGCCGCTATGGTTACTCCTGATTGGATCAAGGCTCGTATGGTAGAGGCGGTATCAGGTGTTGGTATGTGGAGATTCGCTAAACCAGCGCAGATTAACAAGACCCTAGAGTTACTTGCAACTCATCTGGGTATGCTCGTGCAGAAGAAGCAAGTGAACGTTGATATCAATGCCATGATGAGACAGATTGGTGATGGTCAATTGAAAGAGATTGTTGAAGCGGAAGTTAAGGAGTTACCAATATGAATGGTGTAAAGCTTAAAGTATTCTTATGGATAATGGGACTATTTGCTACCTGTATGATGGGTATAGCAGTTGCTACTAATAGTAATAGTATAGCTATCTCTAGTATAACTACAGAATTAGATGCCCATAGTGATTTAGATATTCATAGACCAGCAAGAGAAATACTAAGTCGTATTGAACAACGTCTCTCAGTAATCGAGACTCATGTAGAGCATATAAGAACAGAATTGGAGAATCAGTAATGTCAGAATCTATACCAGCTATGACTGGATTAACGAGACCTTTTCTCGATACCCAGGCCTCATATACCAAAGGACTCCCTGCGTCTCGTCCTGCTGGTATATACAAGCGGGAGCATAGGATTACAGAGGGTGGTGCCCATAGTGAGAACCCTAATGTACAAGCAGCTACTCTAGCTAACCAACCTGGTAGGGGTCTCTCAGCTAGTGCCCCCAAGACTCTACTTACTGCCCCATCATCTGCTGCGCTTCCCGCTGCTCCAACATTTACACCGTCAACTTCGTCTGCATCCTCTATGTCACCCCTTACTCGTTCCTTTACACCACAAGCTGCACCAGCAGTAGGTACACCAACGGGACAGGGTGAAGATATTGACGAACTGTTGAAGATGATTATCGGTTAATCATGCCTAGAGATGAAATATTCAACAAGGCTCAACAGGTACTAGAGCAGTGGGTCTTCTTCAAGGGTCCAATATTCAGTACTCCCTATAAACTTCCTACCTACACGACAGCTACTATACCCCCCGCCTCATTATGGGAAGGTGGAGTAATCTACATCAGCGATGCAGCTTCTGGAGCCAACATACAGGCATCCAATGGTACCGCATGGGTCAACCTTGGGTAATGTGATATTATAGAAACTGAGGACACGGTGTCCTCTAGTTAGCTAACTATAAGGAGAAGAAATGTTTAATAGTTTACGAACTAAGGTAATTGTAGCCTGTCTAGTAGGCGGCTTCTTTACCGTATTAGTGCTTGGTCAGATTGGTCCGTATCTCCAGATGCCAGCAGGTAGTGAGACAAGTCCTGGATTGGCCTTTTTTAGGGACAATATCATGGGCTTCTATCGTGATGGTGATGGGGACATGGGGTTTGGTTTTGAGAAGATGTCCTTTGAGGGTGCCACTGCTGATGCGAGTGAAGCCACCATTGAGATTGAGGAACCTACTGCTGATACCACTTTCCTCTTCAATACTGATTCCGCTGATACCTATGATATATTGATGGTTCCTGATGGGGAAGCTGCCCTATCGGTGCTTGTCAATCCTCTGTATGCTGCGACTGCTGATGCCTTCACTCCAGTTGACGCCACTATTGGTGATCTGGAGATGTATGTGCAGAGGTTCTACCTGCCCTCTCCGATAACTGTCGGTGCGGTGTATGGTATATCTGAGCAGGGAGCACAGACTGCTTCCACTAACGGTGATCTTGGTGCAGCCATCTATGAAGATGCTGATGCTGGAGCACAGTTATTTATCTGTGCCGTAGCTGACCAGGGTGGAACTGCTGCTGTTGACTGTGATGGAACTGATGTCACGCTTCAGACTGGCTGGTATCGCTTGGGTATGTGTGGTGAGGATGTCTCTGATGAGATGTGGGGCGGTGCCCTGCCAACTGAGACAGATATTCAAGTCGTCTTGAATCAGCTTCCTCTTGCTTCTATTACGGTAGGTGAGAGTGCGAATGATTGCACCTCTACGGGTATTCCCCCGTCTACTACAGGGGCATTGGAAGATTCCACTACGGAGTATGCGTTCTGGGCATTAGGACCAGATTGATCCTCTAAAGGGAAGGGAGGGGGTTATTCCCCCTCCTCCTTATCTTTCAGCACTAGATCTGGTGTTGACTCTGTCTGCTCTATCTTTACAAACCTACCCTCATTTGGTCTTAGTTCATAGACCTCATTACTCAATCCATATTTTAAATACAGTTGATTAGCTGTATTATTCATACCCTGCCATTGTGAGTAGAGTATCAACGCTTCATCCTTAGTGAGATTAACATAGTTTGGTTGATGGAGTTGAGCGTACAGTAGAACCCCCGCAAGAATGGCCCCACAACTAAAGATCATACCTAATACTTTTATGAAATCGTAGTCAGAGTCAAATAAATTCATATTTCCTCCTTAGTGAACTTGCCCTGAAGGAATATCCTCTAAGAACTTCTCCAACGATGCATCACCTGACTGCTCGAATGTCCTCAGTGCTCCCATAGCTTGTACCCTGATGTTAGCTCTCGTACCCTTGAATATAAGGGATAGATACTCGAACTGCCTAGCCTCTGGTTGTACTAGGTAGTATACCTTACCTATTGGTTCCTGTCGTGTTCTAGTAATAGAGTTGAGTACCATCATTCCTGTAGTAGGATCATCTCCATCGTGTAGCCATGCTTGTATTCTAGCTACTGCTACCCCTCTTGTATCTGTAGAGACAAGAGATACATCCCAGTAGTCGGTATAGGGTACAGTTCCTTCTGGTATAGCCCATCGTAGGGATGCTGTAAGGGGATTACCCTTACCCTTGAAAAGAGACTCAGCCTCTAGTGACCAGTCCTTTCCATCATTGTGTCTCCCTATCATCGTATCCTCTGTCATGTTTGTTGTCTCAAATTCCATTCTACCTCCCTGTAATAGCTCTCTCTACTGCATCACCGAACACGGTGGGGAAAGAGAACCCAACTTGAATACCACTGTCACTATTCTGCCCTCGTATGAAGGACTCATTGGCTGATATAACCTTGATATATCCTATATCAAACTTAATCATCTGACCTAGACTAACAAATCCACCTAGATTGTAGCTGAAGATAGATCCTGTTACCTGCCCTGTCGTAGCGGGTATGATTCCTATACCTGAATTGATACCTACTTTAAATGCATCAGTGAGATTGTGATATGCCTGTGCTCCTATCCATTGAATGTCTAATCCTAATGCACCATCCTCAAATACGTCCAGTGATCCATCATCTGCTCCTCTATCGAAGAATACATGGGTACCTATCTCCAATACAGTAGGCCCAACACATAACTTCTCACTGAAATAACAGAGGTCAGTACTCTGGGCGTTAAGTCCGATGGATGAGCCTATGATTAACAGTACAACTGCCATAGACCACATTATTACTTTCTTGGGACTCATCAATTCCTCCTTTGTCCCTAATTTAGGGACGTTATTGTGGCTACGAGGAGCAGCATGACTGCACTTTCTCCCCTTAACCTATACTAGGGGTCCAGCTTAACTCTCCTGGGGTGTATACGGTTCTTAACTATGTTCAGCTTGTAGACGTTTACTATGTACTTCTTGTTCTCTAACATGGATACCATATTACTCATAGTACCCATCGCTGCTATCTTCGTAGTCTCTAGAAATGAGATAGGTTCGTGGTCTGGGAACTGAAATACTACGAGCCACTGTGTTCCTGACTTCATTCTTTCCACATGGGAGAAACATGGACGAAGTGACGTATTTTAACAGCACTACTCCTCACTACATCATGGGCTAGGTAGATAGGTAAGTCTAATTGTTGAGCTATGTGTGCCTCTAACCTAGCACCAGGACTTTCCTCCCAGTCCTTCAGTAATACAAGAGCATCAACACCGCAGATAGTTACAATATCATGCTTCAAGTATTTATTTCTATCTTTAATTTGATCCCCTAAATTAGGGTTATCAGCGGGATTGATTACTTCATATCCGTAATCTCTCCATACTTTAGATACCCTGCGAAACTCAGGGAAGTTCAACTCCTCTTTCCCTCTCATTGGTCCAGCTATATAGACCTTCATGTGCCCATCTCCTTTGTAGTACAAACTTCCTCCTTAATGAGGATAGTCGGTACACTCCTCTACGAATACAGAACCTAAGATAATGTTAGACTCTGGTACCTGAAAGAAGGTATGTACCAACTTTTCCTCCTCTACTCTACCTGCGTAGATAAAGTAATGTCTCTTTAAACCATGCTCTCTAGTCATCAGGTGTAGTGATGTTACCACAGGGTCTAAGCATAGTGGTAGTATCTCATACCAAGTATCCGGTAGAAAGGTAGCGTATATAAAGTGGGTAGTAGTCTCTTTCTGATCCTTGATCCACACAGCGACATCAAACTCCAACTCCTGTCCCTGCGATACACTGAGGATAGAGGTACTAGGGTTGACACCCATAGTCTGAGTACCCACTTTATATTTAATTCCATGACTCTCTAAATCAAAGAAGTATTCAGTATAGTTTAGAGGTTTTTCAACGTTCTGCCCTATCAAGGAAGCAGTTATTGGTAATATAAGCAGCAATCTCTTCATCGGTATATACCTTCACTGATCTTTCTTTAGCTTCCTCCCATACGTCCCATAATTTAGGACTATGGGGAGAGGATACTTTCAATCTGTACATCTTCTTACTTCCCTCTCGGGCTGCTATAGTTTTTCCCATCTTGGGCTGATCGTCATAACCAGGAGCCATTATCTTCTCACTTCTTTTATCAGGTGCCTAGTGCGAGTATATAACTGCTCTAGACCTTCACAATCACTCTCACATCTCTTACGCAGGATCTTGATATTCTTATCAAACTTATCCCCCGCAAGACCCGCCCATACATTAGGCGATACTGACATCTTCTCCTCCTCCATCTCAAAGAAATTAAGTAGGTGTCCTAGTGATTTCCGGCTGGTCTTGAGTTTAGGCTTGAGAGCGTAATAGAGGTCAAGATGAGGAGGGTTATTAAGGGGTTCCTCTCCATGTAGTAGCAACCTGGTATTAACAAACTTAACATCAAAGCCTTTACCATAATATGTCATCCAACACTGCGCTTGATTCAACATGTGAGCTGCATCAATCACCATCTGCTTATCATTCATGTTCGGACCAATGGCAAATGATACTGGCTTCTTTCCAAAGGGCTTGATAGAGATCATGTATGCCTGTCCGTAGTCAGCATTGAATCCATGACTCTCTATATCCCAGGTGTAGAGGGAATTAGTCTCCTCTACTAAATCTAGAAAATCCTGTGTCTCAACTTGCATTTTGCTCCTTCTTTTTTTTAGCTAGGTAATACCTTCTATCGTAGACACGCTTCATATTACCAGACTTGGTTCTATATCTACGCTTCCTATACGGGTTCATCCACCACATATAGTATATAGTACCCATCTTTAGTCCAAAATGTTTAGCTATACGTTTGAATGGCCACCGCTTTTTAGTGCGGAGTTCATACATCAGTCTAAGACGAGGTAGGTTGGATTTTCTTTTATACTTCCCCATAGGGTTAGGAAACCCTGTCCTCTTAACCCAGTTCTGTACAAATGCTTTGGATACAGGTAGTTCCATTGGCTCTAACTTACGGTATTTAGCTAGGGTATATGAACTCATACCTGATACCGCCAGAACTTCTGACCATCTGTATAGAAACTCCCTCTCATGTAGAGGAGTTTTAGGTACTTTTAATCTCATAGTGAATGGGCCAGCTTACCGTCTCACTGACCCAGAATCCCTCACCCCCTGATCAAGGAGGTTGCAACTTCCGCATTTAGTGGATCAGTTATACATTACTGTATCCATCTGTCACGACCATAGCAACACATACCAGATTACCAAAGGTAGGTGTATCAGAGCCACCAATGACCAAATCAAGTCTGTAGTACTTGGAGATGATAGTGGGTGTATAAAGATTCGCAGCGGCAGCACTAAGCTGGGTTTCACCAGCACCTTCATCATGCCAATCTGAATCATTCCAAGACGATTGGATTGTAATATCCAATGTAGGCGAGGTACCAGAAGGCGTATCCGATGCAACCCAAAAACTAATTATCTTAGCCGGGTCAATCGTACCTGCGGGTAGACCATCTAACTTGAACGAGGAAGTCTGTGTACTAGCTGTAAAATCTGCGGCTGCTCTAAGGACGATAGATCGAACTGTAATTCTACTCATAGGAGATTTGTTTCCTTTCTCCCTCTCTCCTTCGTAGCTCCTCTACTGTTCTATACTATAGCATATTTTTCTGTTTTTAATTCTATTGACTAGCCATAGCTCTAGCTATTTAGCCATCTAACGTCCTTCCTACTGTCCTTTCTGTGGGAATCACCAATCCACCCAACTCAGGTATAGGTGATTCCATAATTACTCTCATTACCTCATCACACTCATCTGCCGTACTCTCGGGAAAGTCCATTATTAACTCATCGTGAATCTGACCTACTAGCATGTATCCTATAGGTGATTTGTCTATCTTCAACATAGCTCTCTTGATAATACCTGCTGCTGTACCCTGTGGGTTCTGTGCCATAGACTTGTTATTATCAGCCCCAGGTATATCCCAGAACCACCTAATATTCCCCAATGGACCCTGCACATAGTGCTGTATCCTAGCTCTAGCTACCGTACTCACCTGCCATTTCTGTATCTTAGGAAAGAGTCCTAGTATATACCTCCGTAACTTAGCTGCTTCAGGCCATGAGGTGAATACTCCAGGGTTAGCTATATGCATGTTCTTCGGTCCCAATCCATAGCCTATACCTAGCACACAGGTCTTGAACTTTTTATAGAGTACCTTGTCTTTCTTCTTTATCTTTTGTAGCACTGGTCCCAATGCAGGATCACCTATCTCAGGCATTTTCTCACCTGTCTGCTTACCTGTGACCCATGCATAGATACTCAGTGCTGCTAGCTTCATGTAGTCCTCATCATCTGCGAAGTATCCCGTCAATACAGCTTCGATAGCGTTGTAATCCCTTCTATTGAGTACATGATTAGGACGAGCAGTTATTACCTGTCTAAACTTATGAGCCATCCGAGTCAGATCCTGTTCCTCATCTCCTGGTTGTGTGATGTTCTGGAAGTTAGGATGCTTACATGATAGACGACCTGACCGTGGCTTGAGTGTCAGTATAGGGTGTATCATACCATTCTTCACAGGCCATGCAGCGTAGGTACCCACCATCTTCTTGATCTCCCTATGTTGTATTGATATGGCATATACTCTACCTTTTAGTTCCTTTAAGAACTTCTTACCTGTAGTAGGTCGCTTAGTCTTATGGTCAACAGGTACCTCATCTCCTAAATGCATCATCAGTTTCTGCATCTGTTGAGTAGAGGTCTTGAAGGGGAGTATCTTGCAGTATCGTTGGGCGTACCATGACGGCTCACTTAGTACTTTCTCTCCAGTGAGTACCTGATATACACCGTAGGATAACTTACCCCCTTTCTCTATCTTCTTCTTTACTGTAGCTATCTCAGCCTCATTCAATGGAAAATCTCTAAGCACCATTCCTGTTGTATTTTTAGGTAGATTCTTATATCCCTCTAATGGGTGTATGTTCTTAATGCCATCAGGTACTATATCTTGTAACTCAGCATCCACCTGTATCAGTTGCCTATCTAGTTCCTTTCTAAACTCATTGAGTGCCTCCTCATCAATACATATACCCCTCTGCCTCATCTTCCACAGTACGTTAAGGGTCTCCACTACCTGCCACTGTGCTGCTTCTAGTAGCCTTCTCATCTCCAGTTCCTTACATAGCTCCTCATAGAGATATACAGGTACCACAGCATCTATCCAGGAGTACCGTTCAGGTTCACTCTCTGATATAGACTTCCATTCTTCAAGTAGAAGGTTATCAAAATGAGATGCTATGTGAGATAGGGTGAGGGGTAGGTCAGAGTAGAGGAAGTGGAACAGCCAGCGTATGTCTACGATGTCCCCATTAACGGGGGAGTCATTAAATTCTAGACGAGGCATGTCAAAGAGATAACCATTGACACTTATTTTGGGGATTGGGGATTCGAGGATTTGTCGGGAGTAGGTGATAAACGGCTCTTGCCAAGGGACTGTAATTCCCCTAACAGTTTCCTCATCTCGGTAAGCGAAAGAAATCCTAATAATAATTGTTGATGTATCTGTCTCGTCAAGTGTATCTTCAGGTCTGCCTTTAGAATACGGCGTCTCAATATCATAGGAAATGGGATTATTTTGGCTAATTGCTTCATTGGTGAAGGTCTCCATCTCTTGCGGTGAAGGGAATAGCTCATCCCTTGACGGTGAGGGGGTCAAGGTAGGCTCTTTACTAAGGGCTTTACGAATGTCCGTTAGGCAGGTAGGAATAAGCTGCATGTTTCCCTGCCTCAGATAAGATGGGTGATAGGTACTTATTACTCGTGCATTGTACTCATCACTCCTATATACATACCCTCTCTTGGTTGATATTCCTGTTTCACCAGTGAATAGTTCTAATGGGATATTACCTAATGGAACTATGGTGTGTATATCATGCTCCCTCAGTATAGTATCCCTATGTATCTTACAGTGATCGACATAGGCAGAGTTTAGGGTCACATGTCCACCAGGTACACGGCACTGTACTGTGTTAAATATGAGAAAGTCCTGTCTCTCTTTCCCAAGTAAACGGATAAGGCGGGTCAATACGAAACCCATTCTACCTGCGAAAGGATGTTTACCCCTTATCTCATCAGACTCTGGGCTTTCACCTATTAAGGCTACTCCGTTATCTCCTGTACCTTCAGGGTGTACGATTCCAAAGCCCTTACTTTTTAGGTTAGGTTCCAAGGGACATCCCTTGCAAAGACTAGTATCTAATTTCATTGATTTGTATCTTCTGTTCATCAGTCATATCAAAGAGTAGGGGCGCAGTACCAGCCTTTGCTTTAATCCCTGCATGTTTGGGAACCCCTCTCTTATTTAGTAACTCCTCTTAGGTTGATATTCTAAGTGGAAGTGATCGTTCTCAGGTTCCTCTTCATCTACCTCCAATATGAAATCGTAGTCAGAGTCAGGGTATCCTAAGTCAGAGCGTACCCTATTAAGGATAGTATCTCTAACGGTGTTATCTAGTATGGTATTGGCTCGGTAATCTAGGGCATTACCTGCATAGTGTAGACTAGCTATACTATGCTTACCTTCCATACCACAGGTGACAACACAGTAGCCCACGATCTCTCTGAATATACTGCGTACTTCAATGTGAGCTAGTAACACTTCCGGTCTAATTCCTAGTGGTCGAACCCCGCCTTTAAGCACGAGGGACGATGAACCTTTTTAAGACAAACTTAGCGACAAGGAAGTCGCCACACTTAGGGCACTCAACCTCGTGAAGTCTGGTGACTCCATCATCTGCTAAGGGGAAGTTACGGTATCCCCTGATGACAGTTACTCCTGTCTTCTCAGGTACCACTCCTGTCTCCTTATTTGCAGGACGAGGTTCACTAGCACAGTACAGTTCCCAATCCGCAGTAGCTGGGAAGGGACCGAAGCTAGACTGTATAGCCTGAAGGTACTCCCCATTGGTACTAGGATTACTATTAGTCTGACATGCACGAAGGAAGTCATCGGCAGGTGATGCCTTACGTCCCTTCATAATACTGGTACCCAAGAACCCGAAGACTCTGTAGCCATCATGCTCCCCTCCAATGATAGAGTAGACAGTCTGAAACCAGATCTTGTCATTGAGACCAAAGCCATACTTCAGATCGTCCTCACTCTCATGTACCCTGTGAAAGTCGAAGGTAATTAACTTACCATCCTCATCAACGGGAACAGGGGGACGGGGGCTGGATTCATATGAATCACCGTCACCCTCTAAGCCAGTAGGCAGATCAAGTAGGGACTGTTCTTTATCTTTTTTACTCATGTGTGTAACTCCTTAGTTGTGGACTACCCCAGTAGGGAGTCCAGTAGTTCATTGACCTCATCTTGGGTATGTGAAATGTATAGAGGATAATTCTCTACCTCCTTCACAGGAACCCGTAGCTTTGCTTTGAATGGTATGTTTGGGTAGCTTGGATCGTAGTGTTCTTTTAGAAATATTGTATGGTCTCCTGGTTTAGCTGATAGTTTATCTTTCTTCTCCTCTGCTGTCTGTTCTCTAGGTAGGATTTGTATATGCAGTAAGTTACCGAACCATCGAGGTACTCTGGGGGTAGCAGCACTACCTACTACTTCGGGTCCAAACTGGGGGGATGGCCTACCCTGTTCATCCTTAGCTGCTTTCATCTCATGTGAGGTCCAAAATACATGACCCGGTAATCGCATAGATTTGACTACTCTACCATGCATTTGTCTCTGTGTTGTATTGTAGTGTGATTGGGAGTTACCTCCTACTGCCGTAGACCCATCCTTAAAGGCTACCATGTCCTCCCCTGGCCGAGTACCAGGACCAGACTTATGCCCTAGTCCTGCCCTCTGTGCTAGTCCACCCTCAGCCCAGTTTCCCATCATATAATCAGCCCATGTAGCAAGACCTTCAAAGAAATGTAGAGGGGGAAGTGTATCAGGTAGGATGAGTTTGCTAGTGGGATCATCTAAATCCTCTGGACGGTATCCTTGTACTGCTAATTCGGTGGTGTCAAAGGGGTGGTCTCTCTCACTTATAGCCCATACTTCAAGCAACTTCTCATCTATATATTCTTGGATTGTAGCGTAGTCTTCGCAGGTTGCTAGATATGCTATAGGTAATACCTTTGGATTGTACTTCTTCATAAACCATTCAATCACCATGCCAAGGAAGGCTGTCTTCCCTACACCTGATTGACCGTATAAACAATTTCTACTTATTGACAATGTTATCCTCCAATCGTACCTGGAGCTATGATAGTTCCTGGTACCTTGATGTTAATTAGTTTTCTGATCTTAGCATTAGGATACTGCACTCTTCATTCTAATTCTTCCAGTGATGTTAGTATCTGCTCCTCCGCAGGGTGGTTAGCATCTCTCCATCTATACAGGTCTGATTCACATGACTCTCCGTGATGACAGACAGGTATGAATGGGCAGGGTTTACGGTATCCTCCATCGTTGTCGCAGTTCCTGGTGTTTTGTGGGAAGTACTCATCGAGGGTTATTTCAATCTCATCTGGTATGTTCTTGATGTACTCTATACCATCTGCTATTTGTTGTTCAACTGCTATCGCTTGACGTTTAACAGACTCGAACCTCAGACGATCCAGCGGTATAGCAGGGGGCATGAAGATCTGATCCGTAGCAGACTGTATAGCTTCATCGCTAAATAGGAAGTCTTCACTAAGCCACTTATCAAGCCCTGGATAGATCCAAGTTGGAACACGGGTAGTGAATCCTGTCCCCCGTTTAATACTATATTCAGTCTGACTTGTAGTAAATGGATCACCGCTCCAATAGGCGTATGTGAAGGGGGAGTATCTCCTAACTCCCGTGAGTCCGTGGGCTTGTTCTGCTGGTGTTGCACGATATTTATTTCCCTTACTTAGACCTAATAGATTACAGCCACCAACGTACTCTCCTAATGAGGTCTCAAGTGCTGCACTCTCCATTAAGTATTGTAGGTTATACTCTGCTTCAGCTACCAGTGCTTTAGGTTGGGCTGTAGTTTTATACTCCAGCACTGACGGTAGTCCTCCCTTCTTTCTCTTTAGTCCACCATCTAATCTAGTCAACCACATGAGGTTGTCAGTTAGGGGCAGTATTATTTCCTGTTCGGTGGATACTATATCATACTCCTTCTTAATTAAAGGAAGGGTATGTTTAAGAAAGGTAACTAGGAGTCCCTTACCCAAAGCTTCGAGTTCCAAGCGAGTATCCTCTCCGTCAGTGGTGGTTTCTTCAATGGGCTGTATGTCCTGCATCAGATAGGTAAATGCAGTAGCTAGATCTTCCGTGATAGCGAGTTCATCTAATGCCCTATGCATTCCTCCCCCGAAGAGGAGATCAAGGTTTATTCCAACAGGTACTACCCCCCTCCCTCGGTACTCGTACTCATAGTATCTCTTCCGAGCACACTTGAATGTAGTCTCATACCGACTACGATCCGTTATTCTCATTTCTATCTCCCTCCATAGTTTTTGCCGTTATACCTTCCCCCATTTATTCACACACCTCTCACCAATGGCATCAATCCTGTTGCTCAGGTTAGCGAGAACACGATCAATTCCTTTAAAGGTAACTGACCCACTGTCTCGTAATACCTGTCGGCTGTAGCTATGCAGAAGCTGGTCAATGGATTTCCAGTATCCAATACTCTTCCAGCCTATTACCCCTTTAGTATTCTTCCTCTTACGGGGATCATTGGCGGGGTCTTGTCTTCTCTGTAGTACAAAGTTATATTCATCTGAGGTTATTCGATAGTTATTATCTAGCTTCACACACATTCGTCTGCTCATAGTACCTCCAATACTATATACATCCATACAGATACAGCTAATAAGATACCTACCAGATGTAGGACTGCATCTTGTACGGTACATGTGGGTCTACTTATTACTTTATCACCGCATATCATAGCCATCCACATACCTGCTATGACGAGTGAGAACTGCCATAGTACCATTTGATCTTCTCCAAAAACGTGAGACAAGTTGAAATCCCCTATATAGGGAAAGTCTCAGTCTCATCCAATAGTAAATACTTACCTCTCTCCAGTTTGTGTAACCTCCTCTCTTCAATGAGTTTATCTATGATTCTATACCCCTTTGCACGACTATATCCTAACCCTCCAAATAGTAGGTTAAGTTGTTTAGTTGTAAGCATTTGTGCCTTAGTCTCACTATTGTAATCTCCGTCCCCTCCAGTCTCAGCGTCCATAAGTGGGTCATAACAAACGAGTTCACCCGTGTTTGTCCACTTAAAATGGTACACCGCTGGAGCAGAGGTGTGAGACTTCACATAAACTGACTGATATTCCTTGTCCTGTTCGGGTCCATCTATCAGTGTAAGCTGAGTATCAGAATATCCTAGAAATGCACCTGACCCCAGTACTCTGTCATGTGGACGCTTGAATCCGCTTTCGATACGAGCCTTAGTTGTATGATGGGTACCTAGTATCGTTATGTTTTCAATAGCAGCCTTGTGTCCAAGCCTTATTAGACTACGGGCTACTTCTGTATACTCCATTACCCCCTCTAGTAATAACATCAGTGGATCAAGTATTAATATTTCAAAGGGATTATTAAATCTACTTATCACCCACTGTAGTAACTGATGAGGGTGTCCTACTAATCCTATATTAAACTCCTTATCTCCTACTAATGAATATAACTCTATATCAGTGACACCTAATTTCTTATTCCTCTCTTCAACAGCCTCTGCTGAACGGTCCATGATAGCCATAGCTACTCCCTTACCTTGCAGAGTAAAAGGCATATTCTCATCCTCTCGATTGCTCAGTATCTGCTGTATCAGAGTAGTCTTACCAGACCCACTACTCCCACTTAAAATATGGATCTGCCCTCTGGGTAGAACATGGGACACACAACCTCCCTTCTATTACGAACATTAACGGAACTACTTAATTATACTTGAGGTTGCTTATTTATTTGGTGAGCCGAACTGAAAGTTTTCGTGTAGTATTTTGAATAGCGGTTGCTCTAATCTCGTTACTAACTGCTCCTCTATATGATCTCCATCCACATACCCATCACTGTTACATAGACGGAAGGCTATATGTAATATCTCATGCAACAGTACGCTCCACTTCAACTCATTGGGTAGTGTCTTGTCAACTCTTATTATCTTAGTATCAAAGTCCACCCCACCTAACAGTACCATACCAAACACCCTCTCTATAGTCTTTGGTGTCAACAGTTTAACCTTCCAGATATCACCATATACTGTCAGTGTAGTAGGAAATTTCACCTTACTATTATAACAGGAAAAGGGGACCATCCGGTTATCATTTACTGCCATAGATCTCTACATCATGGGAATAAATCAAGGATGGACAGTCCCCTTATTCGATTAGGCTCTTCGCAGGTTTCTCTCAACTTGCTGTTGAGTAGATGGTGCCCTATTAGCCAGTCGATACAAGAACCTGACATGTTTACGGTCTGTTGTCCTATCTTTAGGATCAAGCTCTGACTTAATCACAGTACCATCTAGTGTCATGTTGTACAGAGCAGGAGCTACAGAGTTATGCTTGACATGAGCAGGTAATTTCCTCTCAACCTCCTTTGAACTAACATAATCGGGCATGGTTTCCATAGCACCCACTACTGCCTTACACACCTCACCTTTACCTGCTTGAGGTAGGAACGATGCTTCTTTCCTAGATGTTGGAGTCGTCTTACCTGTTAACTCCTCCAACAGTTTGATTTGAGCATTCAAAGTTAATAATTTAAAATTAACTTTATCCCTATCAAACTCCAATGATGTTCTCAACGTCTTAAGTTTCTCTCGTAAATTCATACTATCTCCTCGTTTGAATCTCTTCCAAAATATCCTCAGCAGTACACATAGACTCGTACCCTGCCCAGTTTTTGAGTTCTACTATGTGCTTGCATGGATCTTTGAAAGGATTGATTAGATTCTTCGGTCTACCTATGGTGAAATCTGGGCAGGTGCAGAGTATCAAAACTGTATCTTTTAGAAGTGTTACTAGCTCACTAGGGTTTTCATGGACAGTGATGTAATACTTACTCTTTATACTTCCCCATGAATCCTTGAATGTAGTCTCATAACACTTTACTAAGTTATTTCCTAGCTTCTGGAACTGCATGGTGCTCCTCTCTACTGTAGATACTGGTATCTTTGTACTTAGTCTCATTCCTCTCCCATCATTTGACTATTGGTTGTTACTAGATGAATAGCTCTACTATATAACTTCATTCTCATTAGCATAGTAGCTTTAGGTTTCATCATCATAGACATACGATGCAGTTTACTAGAGATCTTCACCAGTCTATTCAGACTATGCCCATCTACTAGATAATACTCATCAGCTTCAAACTTCACAGTGCTACCAACCTTGTTACTGATTGGATGTTACCGTTAATATCCCTCAATGCTGTTGGTCCTGTATCAGGACAGTAGAACCGTGAGTACACTCCATACTTCTCAAGCTTCTGGAAATGTCTCATAGCCTCCAACACTAGAGAGCTTACAATGAAATGTGATCCTAATTTATCTATGTTAGGGGGTATAAACAGTTGTCCGAACTGTCTCTTAACTACAGTTATATCTACTCCTTCCGTTGTATTTAAATAAACATCATGAACCTTATCAAAATTCACTCTAGCTATCGAGCCAGAGGGTTCAAGCACTATTTCTTGATTATTTCCCCAGATATTCAAGGTGTGGGGGATTAGGTTCACTAACTTCGCTGGTACTTTCATCGTTCTCCTTCCATAACACTGTCCGTGTACCAGTATGGTAGATTATTTCCCTACATAGAGTACCCTCTCTTAGAAAGCGGGCTATAGCCTCGGCAATTAGGGAACCTATAGCAAACCCTACATAGACTACTTGCTGTCCAGTACACGGTAACGTTGAGCTATTCCTATCGTCATGCCACATGGTCTCCCAATACACCTGATGCCGAGGCTTCTGCGGTACTAAGGTATAGAGCTTTATTAACTCACCTCCTAACCTACCATCAATGATTAGAGAGACCTCATTTCTACGTCTACAGTTTTCAAATATTACCTGTCGTGATGCCATCGAGTCAACAGCAGCTACTACTATACCGCTCAGTTCTGTGTGATTATTCACTTTCTCTGTAGTGGAGCGTATATCTGTATCACCTACTACATCCTTAAGCATAGTCTCCAGTGTCAGTGCTTTGTATGATCCTATATTCCTAGGTCCATACAGTTGACAGCCCACATTCTCCTCTTCAACTACATCATCATCCCATAGCCTCAACTTATCTAGACCCATCTTAGCTAGGCACAATGCAGTCCATGATCCGATACCCCCACACCCTACGATGTGGACAGGGGGGTTAGACATGAGACCAGGGTTGTAGAAATCCAAGCTCCGTGAATTCATCATCATCATCAGTAATTTCCTCCTCGATTGGTTCATCCTTGGTTAGAAACTTCGACCCGTCTGCCAGATAATACTCCGTAATTCTACTCCCCTTCTTTTTCTTCCAAGTACATCTATCACTAAATTCACTGTAAGAATTAACACCCCGATTACTATATAGTCTCCTTTCTACCTTTTCTTCTACCTCTTTGCGTACCTTCTCAATGGCATCCTCAGTAGTAATCACTCTTGTAGTTACATCCTGTCTCATAGGTATGGGGACAGCAGTATCCACTCTCCCTATCATAGACCCGTATACATTCACTTCAATGGACACGAACCAGTCATAAAAGTTAAGTAAGGCTTCAATAGCCTCCTCGTCCTGACCTGACCAAAAGGTACTATTCTTCCCATGACTGTGCCAGAACAATTTCAACTTCTCCTTCTGCTCGTCATTGAGTTCGGCTATTAACTTATACAACCCCTCGGTTATATCGGCTGATCCCACGCATGCTTCCTGTTCCACCAGGATTACATCATCTACAAAGATATGTTCATCTTCAATAGTGACATACCCCAGTCCACCTACCTCACCACTATATGGTTCAGCGGCATGGGCATAGGCCATTAACTTCTCATACACTTCAGTTCTTAAACAGATCATAAGTTTTCCTCTCTCTCTCTTTCACATTCATTACATTCACAGTCCTCGTCATAATCTCCTTCACCGTGACCGTCCCTTTCAAATTGCTCGTGATAATCCTCCTGCATTATTTGGGTGTTGCGTTTATAGGTATCAGGATTCTTGAACCTCAATGGTTCACCCCATCTATTCATAGTCGAAACAAAGGGAGCACCACTCGGATACCATACCTCTAGGAATCCTATGCATGTAGAGATTATTCCACATAGGTTCCAGTTCTTATTCATATCCATTACAATAGTAGCTAGGTTGCCCCAACAGGGCTGACCAGACATGGATACATGGGGATGGCAGAAGCCTTCTAAGATAGGGTGGTATCTAGCGGTGACTCGGTTCATGGTTATATCCAAGTTCTCCTTAGCGAGATCAATGGATACTCGAATAGATCCTAGATTCCTATAGTCACAAATGATTGGTTTCAATACTACATCTAGAAATCTATCCTCTCTGATTGAGACAGATCTAACCTTCTTTAATTTGTAGATTCTCTCTATCTCATTCTCTATATTTACTTCTATCTGCTCTTTCTGTAACTCCAACAGTTTGACGGTAGTTACGGCTAGATTCCTTTCATTGATACGGATACATTCGTAACTGCTGGTAATGGACTCTTCATACCTTCTTATTTCCTGCCTACATTCCTCCGTAATTCTAGCCTGTCGTGTTGCTATCCTTCTTTCAATAGGAGCAAGGTTCATGAAGTTTATGGCCTTACTTATCATGTCCACTAAATCTCTATTTCTTTCCTCGCTTTCTTCCCCTATATAGATAGTATGACTATCAGGATTAGCGGAGATGTCTGTCCCTGTATTAGGGACAAACTGTCCGTAGTCATGGGGATATCCAACGTGCAGTATTTTTGTTAACACTTGAGGATAAATACCCTGCTCCTCTTGTAACCTACCATACTCTAGGTCTGTATTGTCAGGCATGACAGGTCGATAGAGGAGGGGGCCATGCTTTTCAGTCACAGCCCCCAACACAGCGGCACTCACCCCACAACGATAATCAAGGCGTGAGTACAACATGCGTTATTTACCCCGCTTTAACTTGAGGAACCACAGTCACTTCGTCCTTATCTGCAACTGTCGTACTATCCAGTTGAGAGTTCGGGACAACCTCACCGTTATGCCTCACTTGAATGTCCCCGGTGATCTTGATCTTCCCATTAAGAACATCAACGATGGTACCGTTTTCATCTCGAAGGGTCACGGGACCACTCTTGGCTTGATTAGTAGCGATTGTAAGTTCTACTACTTTCTGATTCTCAATAATCATGTTTTTAGCACTCCTTATAAGGTGGGAGTATAAATTATCTATATTCAGCGTGTTACACTCCCTTAACCACACTGAACGGAGCAAACATTATTTATTGTTGGGCATCACCTCCTTCTTCACTCCAAACTATTGTGATTTGGATACTACAGCCAATCATAATCCAGATCGTCCAGCTCCTGGGAAGTGAACACCCGCTTCAGTTCAGCCATTTCCAGATGCTCTCCCAGGTGTTGTTCCATCTCTGCCACTAAAAAGTCCTTGACGACATAGATGGATAGCTTGTTGTAATCAGGCCACAATACGATATAAGTATCCGAGCTAGGCATGATAACGGCAGATCGTTTTAGCTTTTCCAGATTAGATCCGTACTGTGTTCTGAATGTTTCTGACAGAGATTGAGCTAAATACTGTAGGTCTTCTGTTGATGGTGTTTCTGGGAATTGTGTCATTGTTGCTCTCCTTTGTTGGTTTCGAGTTTGATTCTCAACTGTTTATCTTACCTCCCCATCACCCAAATAGACCAAGTACAGGCTCTCATTACCTCATACTGATCCTCTAGGTCATCATCTGCTTTATTAGGTGGATTAGCCTTGTACCACTCAAGAAGATACCGAGCGTATGGTTGTATGTATTTCATGTACCTCCTATTTATCTGGATTAGGATAATTAAGACCCGAATCAGTAAACTTCTTATCAATCCTACTAGCAGTCATTGGCGATAACTCCAGCAGATACATCATCAACCTGAATCTCCACTCATACGGAATAGGTAGCTTCAGTATAAAGATACAGAAGGTAAGGAGTATGATCTCAAATACTTTGAAGAAGAGGGTTATATCGCATCTCATTTTTCGCACTCTCTCTTTCTTCTCATACGATTGAGCATCCTGAGAGTAGCGCACCAACCGATGTTCTTTCTTCTTTGTTTGATGAGTTTTAATGGAGTAGACGGTGGGGTTTTCAATGGCGGGTAGATCTTCTGGATCACTTCCTTTGTTTTCTTGATACGTTTCTGCTTCACATACCCTTTAACCAGTAGTACAGCCAGGATAAAGGTAAGCACACTAGCGAGAATGATAAGAACTGTCATCTTAAGCCTCCTTTACTATTTTGTTGATAAACTCATTTCTCTGGGACTCTATACGATAGTATAGACATTTCATGCAGGTCTTAGCCTCATCAGGTTGATCAATAAGCACCGAGCCAGTTGAATCACCGCAGTAGAAGAACGTACCATTTGGGGTAGCGTCCTGTACGATATGCCTGATACCTAGAATAATTATTGAATAGAATTCTTTTTCACGCCATTTCATAAGTTTTCTCCTATGAAAACTGTCCCTAAATCAGGGACAAAGTGATGAGCATTAAGGGAAGGGAAGCTATTAAGATAGGTAGGGCAATTCAGTGCCATCGTCCAAGACGGGAGGCTAGACTACCTTATCTCCTGGTCTAGCATTGAGATGATACCAGCATTTCGCCAGATTCAGGTCTCCCAACAAGGATGAAACCCCTACTTTACTAGCTTTCGCTAGAAGGCCACTCTCGAATCTGTAACCTGTCACGTTACAGTGAAGAGTCACTTCAGGGCGTGGGTGTTTTGAAGATTAGTTAACCCTAGCTTATGCCTATGGCCCACTAGGTTAGTCTGCTACTACCTTACGGTACCTTAACCTGCTCACTCAAGAGCCAGGAACGTCAGGTATTCGGTAGAACACGCAGAACCACAGTACCCACTCATGGGAGGAGATAACCCGGCTTAACTGTCTCACTCTACCTGACTAGGTATCAGGTCATCGAGCTTACTTCCCTAAACTGTCGGTCTTGTTAGACCGCTAGTGGACTACTAGCTTAGACAGCTAAGAAACCAGCCAGGGACGGTTTATCGTAGGTCTCACGGTTTAACTTAGCTATTTGCTAAGCCCCCTGCCCACTCCCGATGCTACCTACTTGATAGCTTAAGTCAGTGATTTAGGTATTGTCCCTAAATTAGGGACGTTTATTACCTAAACTACTGATTCTAAAGATATTATATCATTATTTGTTAAGGTAGTTCAAATTCTAATAGGTGGGGCTGGAGTTTGACAGGGCTAGGGATGAAAAATTGAGACAAAAAAAAAGGGGAGCGAAGGTAGGGGGCTGGCATGGTCTCGATTTAAGATCTAGGCTACCTTTTTGGTACCTTTACGGGTCGTCTTTTTGGCCACCTTTTTGGAGACCACAGTGCGAGTTTTTGCGGTTGCCTTGCGGGCTTTAAGGGGGGCCGTGTAACTCTCCAGCCCTTTGTCCATCTTCTGTTCGAAGGCTTCCTCAGGAATATGACGACGAACAATGCGCATGATGTCTTCCCAGGGTGTCTCCTGTTCTGAGCACACGTCCAACAAGATCCCTAAAAATTGATTCATGAGGAGATTGGCACGCATTTGACGTTCAGGGGTTTTCCCTTTTCCCTTGGTCGTCTTTTTGGCCTTGGAGCATCGAGACAAAGCGTTTTCGAAGGAGCGGTAAACGCTGTTCCCTTTGTAGCCCTTAACCTTCCCTTTATCGTCCCTGTTGTACGGGAGAGCAGGATAGATACAGCGCACAAAGTTCACTTGAGAATAATTGGAGTGCGCTTTGTGGAACGTTTCCCAGGCTTGCACTACGTTCCGCCATGCTTGCATCCGAATCTCTTTATCCATGGCATCAAAGAAGGTGGAAGCTGTAGTCAGTGTTGCCACTACTCCCTTGGGAGCGGTGTAGTTGAGTTTAGCTTGTTTAGCTATCTTATCTCGAAGTTTCATCTGGTCTCTTTTCTCCCTTGCGGGTGTTGTGAGACCATGCCAGCTATTCAAAGAACCCCTAGTACGCTAAACCCGGTTAAAGGATGAGCGTACCCCAAGATCCTATCATCAATCGGGTGGGTGATCAAGAGCTAATGGCTATGCTGGCCCATTCGTCCAGGGGTGAAAATAAACGTCCCTAAATTAGGGACAACTAGGTAGGGCTTTGGGTATTTTGCCGGAGGTACTTTTTGCATGGTCTCTCTCAAGCCGAGACCCCCCTACCCCCCTACAACAGAGGAAAATTTATGGGCCGGAC